TCCAACACTTTTAGAACCATCAGGCTCTGACTATGTTGCAAGTAATGGAAGTGGTAAAAAAGATGTGCTTTCATTAGTAGCATTTGACTCAACAAATCTGTATGTAGTATCTACTAAAAACATGATATAATGTTAGTAAGAGGAATAGGATTTTATCAAAATTATGTATTAACTACAACAACTACTGCAGCGCCAGGATTTGACTCGGATGCTTTGAAATTTATAACTGCAAGCGGTATAAGCGGTAGTGATGCAACAGCAATTAATAATCTTACAGTAGCATTAAAAAATACAGGTTCTCTTTGGGATAAAATGTATGTAATATATCCATTTATTGGTGGAACTTTAACATCTTTCAAATGGAACTTAAAAGACACAGGTAGTTATTCAGCATCATTTGTAAATTCACCAGTAGCATCATCTACAGGATTACAAACAAATGGAACAAATAATTATTTAAGTGGAAGCTGGGTAATTAATGATACATTTACTTCATCATTACATTTATCATTTTATAAAAGAACTAGCAGAAATACTGGAGATAATATTGATGCAGGCTCATTTAATGAAACAACTGCCAGAGGTATATTCCTTTCTACTCAATTAACTTCAACATTAAGTAGAGCAAGACAATATCAAACAGCTATGGATAATTCAGCTACTCCATATACAGGCTCATTCCTTGTTACTGCAAATACTATAAGTTCATCATTTTATAAAGGAAGTACTGCTGTTAGCTCAATACCACTTTCTAATCCTGGAACTATAACGCAAGGACCTATTCATTTAGGTGCGCTTAGAAGAACGCAAGATACAAGTGTTGCATATTATACTTCAGGATCATATGGATTTATGACTATTGGTCAGCATTTATCTTCAAGTCAGGTGACTGATTTTGTAAATATTGTTCAAAATTATCAAAATGAATTAGGAAGAGGAGTTTAATTATGAATTACACAATAATCAATATATCAGAAGTAGATAAAATAAATTGGGAAGAATTAAATGAAAATTCTATGCAAACAGCAAGAAAATCATTAAATGAAGAATTTATTTTAATTTCTTGGAATGATATAGAACCAACATTTATAAATAATTTGCAAAGTAAAAGTTCAATATATACTGATGTTAATATTTATGATATTTTGAATACTGATGAATGGAGAAAGAAATTAGAAATATAAAAAAATTACAACTTTATAAAAAATCATTGTTAAATAAATAAAATTGAATATCATGAACGCAAAACAAGTTCTTAATAAAATAATTACACTCTTATCAAAAGATGAAGTGGAATTAACTTATGCAAAATTAGCAGACGGAACAATCGTAGAATCTAACACATTTGATGTAGGTGAGGACCTTATGGTAATCGGTGAAGATGGAACTAAAACTCCAGCTCCTGATGGTTTCCATGACCTTAAATTAGAAGGTGAAGAAGGTGAAGAAGTTTACATCAAAGTAAAAACTGAAGGTGGTAAAATCGTTGAAAGAGAGAATGTAGAATTTGCAGATGCAGAAACTGCTGAAGTAAAAGACCTTCCACAAACTAACATCAACGAAAAAGCAAACGAAGTAAAAGATATAGAGTCACCAGCGAACAACGCAAAAGGAACTAAACCATCTTCTATGATGGCTGAAGTAACTGAAGAAGCAGAAAATGACATTCCACAAGTTGGTGATGGTGTTCCAGCTGACATCAAAGAAGGTGAAGATACTCCAATGACAATGGGTGATATGCAAAAGAAAATGGAAGAGATGGCATATCGCATTGAGGAAATGGAAAAGAAGATGATGGACATGGAGAAAGTAAAAGAAGAAGTAGTAGATAAAGAAGCTGAAATCAAAGATGAAGCTCCTGAAATTGAAGAGGAAGAAGAGTTAGCTAAATTAGATGGCGCTCCAGTTGAAACTGCTACTAAATTCTCTACTGAAAATTCTAAAAATGTATATGGTAAGAAAGCAGTCAATTCACAATCTGCATTCTTATCTAAACTTTATAAATAATCTTATTAAATAATTTTTAACAAAAGGTAACAATGAAAAAATTACAAAAATTCACAGAGCCACAAATCACCTCTACCTACGCAGGTGAGTTTGCAGGTCAGTATATTGCTGCGGCTCTTTTGTCAGCTAGAACGCTTGACAACAAATTGATTACCATCCACCCAAATGTAAAATTCAAAGAAGTTTTACAGAAGGTTGCTGTTGATGGTATCGTGCAAGACGCATCTTGCGATTTCGTAACTTCAGGTAGCGTAGTATTATCTGAAAGAATCCTTGAACCAAAAGAATTACAGGTTAACTTACAATTATGTAAGCAAGAGTTCGTAGATAGCTGGGAAGCATTACAATTAGGCTATTCAGCTTTTGACTCAATCCCGGCGAACTTCAACGATTTCTTAATCTCTTATGTAGGTGGTAAAGTAGCTGAAGCAACTGAACAATCTATTTGGCAAGGTACTGCATCTAATGGTCAATTCCTTGGATTCCAAACTGCATTCTCTGCATCTATCGCAGCGGGTGGTTCAACTGCAGTATTAGCAGCTAAGAGTGGTTCAATCATCATCTCTGGCTCTGTAACTTCTGCAAATGTATTAGACAAATTAAATTCTGTTGTTAACACTATTCCTGATACAGTTTATGGTAAGGAAGATGTCCTGTTGTATGTTTCTACAAATGTAGCTAAAGCATATCAGCAAGCATTAGCAGGTGGTGCTATCGGTGCAAACGGATGGAACAACCAAATGAACGTGGGTGAGAAGCCATTTAACTTTAATGGTATTGAAATCGTTCTTTGCCCAGGTATGAGTTCTGACAAAATCGTTGCAGCTCAGAAATCTAACTTGTTCTTCGGTACAGGTTTATTATCTGACCATAACGAAGTAAGAGTACTTGACATGGCAAATCTTGATGGTTCTCAAAACTACAGAATTATCATGAGATACACTGCAGGTGTTCAGTTCGGTATCGGACAAGACATCGTGTACTATGGTGCATATGCATCCTAATTAACTAACTAATTAAAACAAAGTATTATGGCTTGTAATTTATCAAAAGGAAGAAACGAAGTTTGTAAAGATAGTATCGGTGGCTTAGCTGGCGTATACTTCTTAAACTACACTACTTCTTCTTTCACGAAAAATGCAGATGGCGAAGTCACTGCATTCCCTTCAGGAAGCACGGTATATTTTTACCAACTTAAAGGGACAAGTGCATATACTGAAACCGTAAATACTTCAAGAGAAAACGGAACTACATTCTTTTCACAAGAGTTAGTTCTTAACCTTAAGAAGTTGACAAACGAAATGACGACTCAGCTCAAATTGATGTCATATGGCCGTCCTCAAATCGTAGTTCATACAATGAACGGTGATGCATTATTAGTTGGTGAAGAAGAAGGAGCAGATGTAACTGCAGGAACAATCCAAACTGGCGTAGGTATGGGTGACCTTTATGGTTATTCAATTACCTTCACAGGTCAGGAAAGATTACCAGCAGCATTTATCTCTGGCTCAACAATATCAAATCCATTCGCAGCATTGACAGGTACAGGTTTACCTACAATTGTGTACGGAACTAATAGCTAATCAGTATAGCGCATTACTATATAAACAAACCCTACTCTTAATTGAGTAGGGTTTTTTATTTATACTATTTTTAAGATAAATGTTGTTATATAATAACTAAATACGAGATAATGCTTACTTATTTCCTACCAGGATATAACAATTACAAGATAAGAACAAACCAAATACCTTCTGGCTCAACATTCTTAAGAGTCTGTACTCAAAATATGTTGACATTAGAGGATTATTGTTTTTTGTTAAACCCTGGTCAATGGTCTTATGATAGTTGCGAAAGCACTGTTGATATAAGTTTTAATTTGGATATTGCATTGGATGTAAATGTTGGAGATGAATATCGTTTATATTTAACTCCTGCAATTACAAATTCAGTAACGCCATTTACTTATTTAGATGATATTTGGCATGGTTCATTGCAAGTATTCTATTCACCATCTGTAAATAAGCCAGCATATGTGAATCAAATACCATTAGAAGATGTGTTTATT